GGCCATCCTTGTGCCGTCTTATGATGGTAAGGTGGTTTGCAATTTTGTTGTGTCAATTGCTGAAATATTTCGCATGAACGAAGTCTTCGGCGGTGATCTTGAATTGTATCTTCAGTTCTGGATGGGTGAAGCTATTATTGAAAAGGCGCGCAATAATCTTTTCAATGATGCGTTTAATGACGGCATGGATGAAATAGTTTGGATTGATTCTGACCAGTCATTTGACCCCATGGCGTTTTTCAAAATACTAACTCATCCTGTTGACGTAGTGGGTATGCCTGTGCGCATGAAAACCGATGATGAGCGCTATAACTTGAGACCTGAAGACCCCAAGCTGCATGAGTATGACTCAAAGCTGGGGTTGTTGAAAGTTGAGCGCCTTGGCACGGGTTTTCTGCGGGTGACGCGTAAAGCCATGGCCTCGCTTTTTTACAGTTCAGCTGACTATCATGACGGTGAAAAGGTTCGCAAGCGTGCGTTTGAAATGCGATGCGTTGACGGTGCGTTGTTAACTGAGGATATAACTTTCTGTGATAAATTGAGAGAGCTCGGTTTCAACACCTACGTTGACATGAGCTACACGGCCAAGCATTTTGGAATCAAGTGCTGGGAAGGTGATTACAAACAATATTTTAAGGAGCATCATTTTGAAACCTGATTATAGAACTCGTGATCATCGCATTGAATATTTTGATGCCATGTATGCTATGAATTTGAAACATCGCGTTCATCCAGGACTTGTTTATCTTTACATGCCTGAGCTGAAAAAGCGTTTGCAGTGGGATGATGAGACCGCCTTGTGGTTCGCTACGATCAATGGGCACACACAGAACCCTATCACCAGCCTTTACATCATGCAATTCATGCCTGAAATACCCGTCAAAGACTCTGAGTGGAAGCAAGCACAAGAGCAGTTTGATGTGTTGTGGGCAGAGTTGAGTTTTGACACTGACCGTAATAAACAGAAAAAAGATACAATCAAAGGTCTGCATTCATATTCATTGATGGTGCGTGAGTATGGCTCTCAAGCCAAGTTGTGGTCAGATAAAACTTATGATGAGTATTGGGGCTCGGCCAGCAGTGTTCACTCTTTTGGTCGTTTGTCAGCGTTTTCATATCTTGAATACGTTCACCTGAATGGCTTTGGGGCAGATTGCACTAAGCTCATGTTTGACGATCTTGAGGGCTCACGCTCGCATCGTAACGGCATGTTCTTTTTGACAGGCCAAGACAATATGGTTTATGACAAGCGTCAACCTAACAGCCATGACGGTAAGTATCCTAATTTGAAAGGTCTGGCTGCGAGTCTTGAAGGTCAAGCTGAAATATGGTTAGCGAGTTTTGCGCGGTTTCATCCCGAGCTTTCAAACATCAGTAAGTTTACTCTTGAGTCATGCCTGTGCCAGTTCAAGAACGGGTTCTTTAAACGGCGTTATCCTGGAGTTTACGCGGACATGGCGTGGGATAGGATTCAATGGTATGACAAGCGTAGTTTGAGTCGATTGACAAAGGTTTTCAAAGAGATACGCGAAGATCATTTACCTGAATGGTTGCGTCAAGAGTGTGACAAGTCGGGTACGACACGCACTGAAAAATGCGCTGAATACATTGAAACGGGTTTACCTTATCGAGCAGAGTTTTTCTTATCATGAACATCATACTTTCACTTCGTGGAACCAGCGGTAGCGGAAAGACTACTGTTGCTCGCACATTCCTTACTGATTACCCCTGCAAGCCTTTGTCAGTTCAGGGAATGAAAAAACATTGGGGTTATGAAATTGATTTGAAAACTGAAAACATCAACTCACCATTATTTGTAATCGGGTCTTATGAAAACACTTGCGGAGGAACGGATGGCATTAACACTCAAGAGGAAATTGCGGAAAGAGCGCTTACTGCATTTTCGCGAGGTCATGTTTTGCTTGAGGGTTTGCTTCTTAGTAAAGTCGGACCCAAGGCTATCACCACTGAAATGCTCAAACCTACTAACGCTTATGTGGCTGGGTATCTTGATACTCCTCTGGATGAGTGCCTACGTCGGGTTGAAAAGCGTAGAGCCGATCGCGGAGATGATAGACCTTTCAACCCTGCGAATACGATCAGTGCTTTCAAATCAACGCTAGCAGCTTGTAAAAATCTACATGACATGGGCGGGGTCAAAGTGATTACTATTGATCATACAAACGCTTTCAAAGAGACTCTTGATATTTTCGTAAGGGCTGAAAATGGACAACTATAAAACCCTCATTCGGTTTGCGGTTGAACGCGAAAATATTCGGGAAAAACGTCTGGTTCAAACTGAAAATTTCACCACTGACCCGATACTGTCAAAGTTCAGGTTCTGCAACATTCATCGTAAAGATGACCGTGTGAGCAAATGGCTCCTTGAGCATTATTACAGTCAAGACGGAAATGATGTTTGGTTCAAAGCGGTGATTGCTCGCTTGATCAACTGGCCACCTACGTTGAGCCATTTAATGAAGTTGAAACTCATACCCACGTTTGCCTCTAATTTCAAACCCGTTGAGTTTATTGATGCGCTTGAAGACAGGATGAAAGACGGCGTGAAAATGTACAGCTCAGCATACATTGTCTACCCGACCAATAAGAAAGGCAATTCAAAAGCTCACAACATGTGTGTACATATTATTCTACCTTTGCTTGAGCATATTGAAAAGATCCGCGAAGTGAAAACGAAAAATAGCATAGAATTGATGACCAAAGAGTTAGCCAAGTCCTTCGGCATTAAGACTTTTATTGCTGGACAAATCACTGCAGATTTGACCTACATTGAAGGTGAACTCAATCTAGCGACTGATCTTTATTCTTGGGCACCAATGGGTCCAGGAAGCCAGCGTGGTTTGAATAGGCTGTTCAACCGACCTACAAAACATTCTATGAAAGAAATAGATTTCTTGGATGAGCTCAGGCAAGTTCATTTAACGCTTGTTAAAGAGGACAGTCGTTTTGATGACCTCACTTTACATGACGCTCAAAACGTCATGTGTGAGTTTGATAAATATCTTCGCGTTGCTCGTAATGAGGGCACACCCCGACAACTTTATAAAACTGAATGGAGATTTTGATGGAGATAGTCACACGTAATGCCAACACGCTTTTTTCAGAAGCTCTTTGGCGTTTGAAAACTTCAGGGGTTGAAACTGAAACCCGTAATGGACCTGCTCTTTACATTCCTGAGCCCGTGCTTACCACTGTGCTTGAGCCCACTGAGAGAGTGCTTTTTTATAATCGCAGGAATCCTAACCCTATTTTCCATTTGATGGAAGCAATCTGGATGCTCGCTGGGCGGGATGATGTAGCCTTTTTGCGTCAGTTCAATTCACGCATAGGACAATTCAGTGATGATGGGTTGAGGTTCAATGCGCCCTACGGTTACAGAATGCGCCGTCAGTTCGGCGTTGATCAACTTGTAGGTATAATATTTCATCTTCAAAAAGAACCCAATTCACGTCAAGCGGTGATTCAACTCTGGGATGCGAATGATCTTGAAAAAGACACTAAAGACCGCGCTTGTAATACGCAGATGATTTTCGCCATCAAGAACAAGAGACTTGACATGACAGTGTTCAACCGTTCAAATGATTTCTGGTGGGGATATTGCGGTGCGAACATTGTTCATTTCACAATCATTCAAGAGTTCGTAGCGATAGCCCTCGGGCTTGAGGTGGGTCGCTATCATACAATCACTACCAATTTACATGTATATAAGAACTTGTATGATGCAATGCCTGATGTTGAAAGACCCCCGTACTACGGTGACTTTGATTATTATCATCAAGGGAAAGTCAAATCAAAGCCTCTTTACGAAGGGGACTGGAGATTTTTCTTAGCTGATTGTGAATGCTTTTGTAAACAACCTTTTGAAGACGGAGCCTACAATAATGAATTCTTTAGATCAATTGCTAGACCAATGGCACAAGTTGCCAAAGAACGTGCGAGCCAGAATGGAAATGGGCTTAAAATCGCTGACACTATCGGAGCCAGTGACTGGCGCCAAGCTACACTTGAATACATCCTCAGAAGAGAGCGCACCAATGAAAGCCAATGACAAACAAGTAGGCGGACAGCACTACAATTCACCCATTCAGCATTGGGATTATGTGGTGGCGAATGATCTTGATTATTTTCAAGCTCAAATTACAAAATATGTGACTCGCTGGAAAAAGAAAAACGGCATGTCAGATTTATTGAAAGCTGAACATTTTTTGATGAAGTATATTGAGCTGCAGCAAAAAGAACCCGAAGAAGGCGAGCCCACATCAGGCTACGTGAATCAAGACAGATGAGTACAATCGTGTTCGACACCGAAATCTTCAGTAATCTTTTCCTCTTTGCAGGTAAGGTGCTTGAGAGCGGAAAGTATTTCCATATCTGGGGTCATGAAGAGGACTCCCGTCAAATGTTGAAAGATCTTTTCGCCAGTCAGAACACGTTCATCAGTTTTAATGGTATAAAGTTTGATATGCCTGTTGTTGCATTTTTTATGGCTGGGAATACAATTGCTGAGACCAAGCAGTTGGCCAACAATATTATTGAGCAAAACCTTATGCCTTGGATAGTTGAAAAGGAACACAAGTTTAAGATACCGTTGATTGACCACATTGATTTAATAGAAGTCGCGCCCAGCTTTGTGAGTTTGAAAACTTACGGGGCGCGCATGAATATGCCATTGATTCAAGATTTGCCGTTTCATCACGCATCTGAAATCAAGGCGGACGATTTTGACCTTGTAGCCAAGTATTGTGAGAACGATCTTGACACAACTGAAGAGCTCTACATGAGGCTTCAAGGTCAAATTCAATTGAGAGTAGAAATCAGTAAGGAGTTCGGTTTTGATGCCCGCTCAAAGTCTGACTCTCAGGTTGCTGAGCATATGTTTTTGAAAAAGCTCGGTTTGAAGAAGGGTAATCAGCATGTGCCTAATAGTGTTCGTTATAACGCGCCTAAATTTATAAATTTCAAAAGAAATGACTTAAATCGGTTGAGAGATAGAATGCAGGATCATGTCTATGAAGTGCGCCCTAGCAGTGGCCACGTAGAGCTTCCCGCGTTCCTGAAGGAAGATCTAGTGAATATAGGTGAGGGGGTTTATCAAATGGGCGTGGGTGGGCTTCATTCAACGCATGACCGCAAAATTTGTTATGTTACTGATGACGAATATTGCATTATGGACTTTGATGTAGCCTCTTATTACCCAGCCATCATGTTAAATTGCAATTTGATACCTATGAACACGGGTGAAAAGTTTTTGAATGAGTACCGTAGGCTTTTTGAGCGCCGTCTTGCAGGTAAAAAAGCGGGCAACATGGTCATAGCTGACACATTGCGGATCGCTTTAAATGGCACATTCGGTAAAACCGCTAATAAGTATTCACCGCTCTATTCACCCGATGTTATGATAAACATCACTTTGACGGGTCAGTTGACATTGTTGGTTCTTATTGAAACTCTTGAAAATGAAGGCGTTAAAGTCATTTCAGCAAACACTGACGGTATCATGCTTTATTACAAAAAGAGCTGGGGTATTGATGTCAGTACAATAATCAATGAGTTCAGCGCACTAACGGGTTTTATGTTTGAATCTACACCATATCGTTCCGTAGCGCTGAAAGATGTGAATAATTATTACGCAGTCAAAAAAGATCGCAAGGTTAAAATTAAAGGCATTTATGCTGAACCTACTTTGAGCAAAAACCCCACTGCACCTATCGTTTCAAAAGCCGTAGCCGAGTGGCTCGCGCATGGGAAGCCGTTTGAAGAAACTTTTATGAGTCAGGACATAACTGATTTTATCAGTGTGAGAAATGTTACAGGTGGGGGCGTTCAAGGCGACGTGCACCTCGGTAGGGTAGTAAGGTGGTATCAAACTATTGATCAACTCCCGCCTATCACATATGCGAGCAATGGCAACAAGGTCGCCAAGACTGATGGGGCTCGGGCGTGTATGCGTATGCCTGACGGCATCCCTGCTGATCTTGATTTTAATTGGTATTTGGCTGCAGCGAAGAAGACTGTTTCTGATATTGGTGCAGCCCGTTTTTTGTAAGAGAGGAGAGTGTATGGAAATTGAAGCTCCCGTGTGTTGGATTGTTGATAATTCTCTAAATAAGACTATCAAAGATGCTGCACGTTTCGGGGTGTTAGAGCATGTGTTTACCGACATTGACATTAGCAAAGTTGATATCGTCAAGCACGCGAGAGAGGTTTTGCAGGATTTTAACGAAGGAGATTATTTATGCCTTATTGGTAACCCGTTGCTTTCGGGCGTGTGTGTTGGTGTGATTGCACAAAACAATCCTGGAATCAAATTGAAAGTTCTTCAATTCGATAGCAGGGCTTTCCGCTACTATGAAGTAGCAATTCAACTTTAATAAAGGAAATAACATGAGTTTCATGAACGGGCTTGTAAAAGGCAAGCAAGAACTTCCGCCCCGTATTTGCATATACGGAAATCACGGCATAGGTAAATCGACCATTGCCTCTCAATTCCCTGAGCCTATTTTCATCAATACTGAAAATGGCTTGGACTCGCTTGATGTGACCTCTTTTCCAAAAGCAGGTGAAATCAGTGATGTAGTTGAGAATATCAAAACACTTTTGAAAGAAGAACATTCATTCAAAACCCTCGTAGTTGACTCAGTTGACTGGCTGGTTGAGCCGTTGATATCAAAAGATATTGAGAGCTCCTATGATGCCAAAGACCTTGGCTACGGCAAGAATCAAGTGTACGTGGCTGAGTCATTCCGCGAGATTCTTCAAGGTCTTGACTCATTACGTCGCAAGCGTATGATGAACATTGTACTGCTAGCCCATTCAAATGTGATTCGTTATGAAAATCCGTTGAC